TGGATGACATCCTGGCATTTTTCCGGCAGGCCATGGAGGGGATACGCGATACCTGGGAGAACCATCTGAAGCCGGTATTCGATGCCATAGGCACATTCCTGCAGGAAGTGCTGATGCCGGCATTCCAGTTCGTCTTTGAGACGGTCATCGAGCCGCTTGTGGAGAACGTGTTTAGCGCGATTGCCGACCTCTGGAACAATTCGCTGAAGCCTATCTTTGACGGCATATGCGATTTTCTGCTGGGAGTGTTCACGAATGACTGGGAAATGGCGCTTACAGGAATCCTGGACATCGCGACCGGAATATTCAACGGCATCAAAAAAGCGATAGAGACACCTATCAATGCCGCCCGCGATATCGTGAAGAGCGCGATTGACAAGATTAAGGGGTTCTTCAACTTCGAATGGTCCCTCCCGCACCTGAAGCTGCCCCACCCGACAATAAGCGGGAAATTCAGCCTGAACCCGCCGTCAGTCCCTTCGTTTGGGATTGAGTGGTACGCAAAGGGCGGGGTGCTGGAAGAGCCTACTGTCTTTGGGATGAACCCGGAGAATGGGAAGGCGATGGTGGGCGGTGAAGCCGGGCCGGAAGCTGTGGCGCCTATCGAGACCCTGCAGCAGTATGTAAGGGAGGCTGTGGCTGCCCAGAATGCGGAGCTTCTCGTAGTGCTGCGCCTGATACTTCAGGCAATCCTTGCCCTGGACGAGGGGCTGTCGGACAAGCTGCTGGATGCGCTGGAATCCATGCGCTTCGAGATAAAGAACCGGGAATTCGCGAGGCTGGTACGGGAGGTGGAAAGGCGTGCTTGAGAAGGCCATATATAAGAACCATTTGAACGAGACGATAGAGATGGGATATGGATCGGGCATCTTCTGCAACGCAGGTGACATCAGGGACTTCGCATACTCCGTCACGACCAGGAACGGAAGGATATCGGCCTTCAGCAAGGGCGTGGTGCGAAGGACGCTCCCTGTCATAATTGCATGTGCCGATCGGGAGTCCGGAATAAATGCCAGGAACAGGATGTTCGAGGTGATGGAGAAGGATGTGCTCGCAGGCATCCATGGGAGGCTGTTCATTGACGGCTATTATTTGAGGTGCTTCGTGACAGGGAGCGCGAAGTCGGAATATCTGTACAACGGAAGGCATGCGAAGGTGTCGCTCACCATAGAGACCGACCTGCCGGAATGGATCCGGGAGACGGTCTTCGCGTTCGGCTATGATGGCGCGGGGAGCGCCGGGAAGGACATGGACTTCAACAGGGACTTCCCGTCTGACTATGCATCCAACCTTTTGGGCCGTTCGGTCTGCAATACTGGCTTTGTGGCCAGCGAATTCAGGATGGTCATATATGGGGCGGCGGAAGAGCCGTCTGTGACCGTGCATGGGCATGTCTACCAGGTGCATGCGTCCCTGGAAGGGAACGAGCACCTGACCATAGACTCCGTGGACAAGACCATCCTGCTCACACATGCGGACGGATCGCAGGAGAACCTTTTCAACCTGCGGAACCGGGAGTCGTATATCTTTGAGAAGATGCCGCCTGGGACCAGCCTGGTCAGCCTGGAGGGCTGCCGGAAGGCGGACATCACGCTGCTGGAGGAAAGGAGCGAACCGAGGTGGGCGTGACATATGACCTTGTGTATGCCAATGAGGATATGGAGGATCTGGGGGTTCTGGTGCGCTATGCGCTGGATCTGGCCATAGGGGCGGACGAGAACGATTTCGAACTGGTGGTGGACATGTCCAGCCATGTATGCAGGGAGGGATATTACATCTATATCGAAGGGACGGAGTATGGCGGGATAGTGGATGCCATACGTGTCAGGACTGCGGAAAAGGACATCACCTATAAAGGAAGGACATGGCAAGGGATCCTTGGGTCAAAAGTTCTGGAGCCGGATGCGGGAGAGGATTATCTGGTCATTTCCGGAGAGGCGAACCTGGCTCTTGGGAAGCTGCTCGAAAGGATTGGGCTTTCGGGATTGTTTGTGGCATCCAGGGAGGACTCAGGGCTTGGCATCAATAATTACAGGATGAATCGCTACATAGACGGATATACGGGGCTGGTGAAGATGCTGGCATCGGCAGGCGGGAAGCTGAAGATTTCCTTCCAGAACCGTAAAGTGGTCCTGGAAGCAGTCCCTGAAATGGACTATAGCCAGGACGAGCAGTTCGATAGTGATTTGGTTGAGCTTGACCTGGAGAAGGGATACCATCCGGTGAACCATGTCATCTGCCTGGGCAAAGGGGATCTTGCGGGACGGGAGGTCGTGCACTTATATGCGGACAGGGAAGGCGGGATAGGGAAGGGTCAGCAGCTTGTGGGCCTGGAGGAGGTCACGGCGGTCTATGAGAACGTGAAAGCGGAGTCCATGGAAGAGCTGGAGCAGGGCGGGATCTCGCTGATGGAGGAGTCCCGCGCAGCCGCCAGCAGGATGTCGATGTCGTTCAACAGCGATGACGATGTGTATGATGTGGGGGACACAGTGGGAGCGGTGGAGCACGTCACAGGCATCATGGCCACGGAGCGGATCTCAAAAAAGATTGTCGGCATCAGCAATGGGAACATCAACATTGAGTATAAGGTGGGTGAGTGAATATGGCACATCTGGTGACAGGATATGCAGGGAAGGAACATATAACGTCTGCGGACCAAGGGAGCTTCAACGCATCCTTCTTTGGGACAGGCCAGTTCGTGATGGAGGCAGGGAGACGGTTCGATGCGTCCATTGTGGATAACAATACGGTAAGGGTATTCGATGGGGACATGCTGATGCAGGGGAGACATATCAGGATTCCTCCAGACGCATATGAGGATATGGCGATAAGCACTGGAACGGCTGGGAAGAACAGGGCGGACATCATCTGCATGGCGTATGAGAAGGACGCGGCAGATGGGACTGAACGGGCCTATCTGGAAGTCATCAGAGGGACGGAGACGGAAGGGGAGCCTGTCCCTCCCCAATGCATAGCGGGGAACATACTGGAAGGCGCTGAGCGGAACCAGATGCCTCTTTACCTGGTGGTGCTGCGTGGCGTGGTGCTGAGCGGCATTGAGTGCATGTTTCAGACAATCACGACATACCAGGCTTTGGCAGAAAAATACGAAGCGGAGTTTCTTAAAGCCTGTAGGGATTTTCTTGGATCCTTAACTGTGTACGACACGATGGCCGGCATAAAGGGCAACAATGAGCCGAAGCAGCTTGCTGGAGCGTTGGCCTTGAAGGAGTTCCATGATGCCTACAAAGAGTTAATGGGGGAGGGCGATATATCCAAAATCGGGGGCGGGACTGTGATTGGGGCTATTATGGCGCTGAGCCGTATTATGACAGCGGCCACGGCGAGTGCGGCAGGGAAAGCTGGGCTTGTGCCGGCGCCTGCAGCGGGAGCCCAGTCAAAATATCTAAGGGGCGATGGGACGTGGCAGACGCCGCCGGATACGAATACGACCTATGGGGCGGCCACGCAGTCGGCAGCGGGCCTGATGAGCGCGGCTGACAAGAAGAAGCTGGACGGCGTTGCGGCAGGCGCGAACGCATATGCTCATCCGACTGCATCTGGGAGCAAGCATATCCCATCAGGGGGCTCTTCCGGCCAGATACTGAGATGGTCTGCAGATGGGACGGCTGCGTGGGGAGCGGACAACAACACGACCTATGGCAACATGACAGCGGCCACGGCCAGTGCAGCAGGCAAGGCGGGGCTGGTGCCAGCACCGCCCGCAGGTGCGCAGGGCAAGTTCCTCAGGGGGGATGGGAGCTGGGCCACCGGGCCGACAGGCCCACAGGGAGCGACAGGGCCCCAAGGGCCTAAAGGGGACACCGGGGCAAGAGGGGCCACCGGTGCGACAGGGCCGCAGGGGCCTAAAGGGGACACCGGGGCAAGAGGGGCCACAGGTGCGACCGGCCCGCAGGGGCCTAAAGGGGACCCCGGCCCGCGAGGGACTGCCGGGGTGAACGCCACGACCACAGCGGTCGCCACCCAGACCGCCAATGGCCTGATGAGCGCGGCGGACAAGAAGAAGCTGGACGGGATGTCCTCCTCGTCGATAGAGAAAAAGACGATAACGCCAGCATCGAATACAAGCTTAACTATAAGCACATCGACATCAGGAGCCTATGTCAAGAATGGGTGGTGCTTTCTGTTTTTAGAGGGAACAATTGGGACCATGAATGCATCATCTTGGACGACGATAGGATTCATAGAGGGCGCCGTTGTCCCTTGTCAGTATTTTACAAAAGGCTCCAGTGGCCAATTCAGGTTCTTGCCAGGCACTAATAGGACACAGATCATGGTACAAACTGGCACTGGCACTTCCTCTTACTGCGAAACCTCATTCCCGTGTGCCTGATTATGGATACGGATTTCGGGATGAAAAAGCCAGCCATCTGGAAAGCCAGCTGGTTTTTTCCGTGGATAAAATGGTACAACAGAATCGCTGATATGAGGTAGGACAAGGATTTACGGGGGATATGTTTATGGACGGGAATTACATAACCAGGGAAGTGCATGAAGAATTCGCCCGCCGGATGGAAGCAGAGAACCAGCGGCTGGAAGATGAAGATAAAAGGCAGAACCGCCGCATATCTGCCTTGGAAGAAAATGTAAAGGAAATCCACGGCCTGACCGTATCCATGGAGCGCATGGCCGTGAATATGGAGAACATGCTTCTCGCAATCGAGCGGCAGGGGAACCTCATCGAGAAGCAGAACAGCCGGATCGATGAGATCGAGAAGGAACCGGCAAAAGACAGCAGACAGCTTAAGATGGCAGTCATCACGTCAGTGATCACAACAGTTGTAGGTGCAGTCATTGGCGCTGTGCTGGTGCTTATAATGAAATAAGAAAGGAGACTTGTATGAAAAGAGACTGGATTGAATGGTGGAAGAGAGCTGGGGTCAGGGCAGTGAAGACAATGGCGCAGACTATGGTGGCGATGCTCCCGGTGGCGGCTACGATTATGGAAGTTAATTGGGGTACGGTCAT